GGGGTGGTGGATGAGATACTAGTTCAGGTGACGGTGGAGGAGATACTGGTTCAGGTGACACATTTCGTAATGATTGATTACGTGATCTTAGAAGATCTTTTCGTACTTTATATCTCCTATTCGCATCAGGTGGTGTCATTCGTCCCCATCCGGAATTTGGTCGTCTCCGCGCATGCGCCTCTTTATCTTTTCTTAGGTTTTCTCTCTCTTTCTCACTGTCACTCACTCTCTTTTCTGATTCATATCCAAACATTTTTTTTATTGCCTTTTTTGTTTCTGGAAATTTAAAACTCCATGGAGATTTATTATTCTTATGATTCCTATGGCGCCAATGCATAACCCCTCTTGATCCTTTATTTAAACGTGCTATAGTTTTTTTATTTTTCATGGGTTTTTTTTTCCTATGATTTACTTTTTGATTTTTACTTTTAACCATTATAATATATAATATATAATATTATTTTCGTTTTTTAGTTTTTTTACCCTTACTATTATCAAAATGTGAATATTTTTTCATTAATTTATTATATCTATTTAAACATTCATCGGGTTTAATTCTTTTTCTATAATCAAATTCACACATATTTCTGAATAATATAAATAATTCTTTTAAAAACTCACTTTCAAAAATAAAATCATATAATGAATAATCTATAAAAAAGAAAGGTATCATTATACCTAAACTATATACATCTATAGATGATACTAATTCTTTATATTCAGATTCAGTTTGTATTTTTCTAGATTTTAATAATGAAACAGCATGATCATTAAATAATTTATTAAATAATTTATGAATATTTACACCGGTTTTATAATGTTTTCTAAATTTAGGAGATGATTCAAGTTTTGATAATTCTTTCATTTTAGAACTATCATCTATTACAGCATATAAATATTCTAAAGGATACCATAAATATATTCTTTTTGATTTAAATTCTGATAAACTTCTTAATCTAAAATGATTTGTATCTTCCAGTTCAGATGATAATCCAAAATCTATATATTTAAAATATTTACCATCTAAGACAATATTATTATATTTAATATCTAAATGAACTAATTTAGATTTATGAATTTTTGTTAATCCTATAAATAAATATTTCATTTTTTTCAATAATTTATACATATTCATCTCTATATGTTTTAAATCTTTTATGACTAAAACTTCATCATTAAAATAATCTTCAAATGTGATACCTCCATATTTACTCGTCATCATTTTACTAGAATCATTAAAAATATGTTCATAATCTCTGTCTTTACATGACAATATTTGTTTATCATATTTAAAAATATTGTCATAACTAGGTGGATCACAAAATTTTTCGGATATAATACACCAGTTACTATATCCTTTAATTTTCTTTATGGTTTGAGCGATATTTTTCTCTTTTATATAGTATTTAAGTGCTTTTTCACCATAAACAATTTTGGATACTTTACTTTTATGTGATCCTGTTTCACCCTTACAAGGAATACTCGGACGAAATATACATGATGAAGAACCTGTTGCTAATAAATCACCACCTATCATATATATTATACAATATATATTATACAATATATTTGTTAAATAAATAAAATTAAAATATAATTATCAAATATTAATGGAAGACTCTAAATCATCTATATATGTTCAAGCCAAAATAGAATATACAAAACAATTAATTAATCATATTCATTCACATTTATTTGATGGTATTAAATCAATATATGATGATTCTAAAGATATTTATAAAGAAAATTCATCATCATCATTATTATATATATTCAGAACATTATTAGAAAAAGTTCCTGAATGGAATAATGAAATGGTTGTGAATGAAACTGATAGAATAATAGAATCATCTAAATGTGATTATCTTGATGATCTTTTAACTGCTGTATTTATAGCACATACAAAGATTCTTATGTCAATAGGAACAAATAATATAGATAAAATCAATTTAACAGTACCTAAATTATCTAATTTTATTCATAAATGTTACATAAATACTGCACGAAATATATGGAAAAATCCACTTTTATTTTCAGAAAATATCTCAGGAATGGAATATCAAAATAATCTTAAAACAATAGAAGATATCATATGTGAAGGTATTGAAAATACAATACGTTTTTCTTTACCAGTTAAAGATATAATTAAAGGACAATTAGATCTTCATGATAAACCTGAAAAAGAAGAAGAAAAATTAGATGATAATACATTATTATTAAATAAATTAAAAGAATTATTAAATCTTAAAGATGAAGATTCACCTAAAGAAATAGTTGAAGGAAATACAAATGAAATAGATGAAGAAGATGAAATAGATGAAAAATCTAATCCTGTAATAGAAATCACAAAAGAACCTGAAATAACTGAACCATTGGAAATAAAACAAAATGACTTACATTCCGGATATGAATCACCAGGTGAAGAAACTATAGATAGAAATTGTAATGGTTTAGAAATAAATGATATCGAAGAAGTAATAGTTGATAATAACAGATATGATAATCCTGAAATAATAGATCCACAAAAAGAAAACAGTGAATTATATGATAAATTAGTTAAAATAAAACAAGATAATGAAGATTCAGATATAAAATCAGGTGAAGTAATAGTATCTAAAATATCAGATGATCCTATAAAAGTAGATACTTTACCAACTGAAAATATAGTACAAGAACCTATATTATCAGATGAAGAAAAACTTAAAAAAGAACAAGAAGAAAGAGGATATGTTAAAATAGAAGATATTACTGAACAAGAACAAAATTCTAAACCAGTAAAAACATCTATAGAAGATATTGTTATTATAGAAGATAAACCTAAAAAAGATGATGATAAAGAAACAGTTGATCTTTTTATGGAGGATTTACAAAAAATGGATAATAAACAAGAAGTTGTTATGGACAAGATAGAAGAAAATAAACCAGATAAATCTGATAATTCATTTATATTATTTGATGATTTGAATTAAATTATGATTTTTTTTTATTTTACAATATTATAAAAATAATGAACAGTAGTATTATGATGGATGTTATTATTAGTTTAATATTAGTTTTTGCTTATTATTTATTCACAAAATTTGATAAAGAATCTGAAGAATTAAATAAAAAACATATAATTGTATTATTTATCATATCCATGGTTGTCTTAAATGTGATTAAATTATTATTTTCATGTAATGTATCTGCTGTAGATAGCAGTTGTTCTATACCATTTCATGATAAACCACCATTTTAGAAAAAAAAATAAAATAAAATATCATAAATGATAACTAAATCGTTTAGGAAAATGTTTCTTTTTTATCCTAAATTGTTTGAATATATCGTTTTGTATAATATCTAATGGTAAAGAATTATTAGCATATTTAGCTATAGATACATACATATCAAAATTGTCTTCTAATTCATATATTTTTAATTCATTTTCACCAATTGTCATCGAATACAAGAAATCAATTAAATTTTGATTTTCTTTATAATCATGATATTTGCTGTAATTAAATTCTTCTAAAATAGTCATTGATAAACGACATAAATCAAAATGAAAATTTGGTTTAATATCGCTTTTTTCTTCATGAGGTTTATTATATAAAAATGTATCAATAGGATATTTGTATTGACCATCGGCATCACCGTATTTAGAGAAACAATCACTAAAGAATAATTTATCTTTAAAGGTGAATACAGCACGACCAAAATCTATAATCTTAAATATATATCCATGAGTAGGTATTTTAAAATAAATATTATTATATTTGTAATATAAGAATAATTTATCTGTTCGTTTATACATTATATTATCAATATGAAGATCATTATGAGTAAATTTAAGATATTTTTGTAAATATGATAAAGCAAATGATACTTGAAAAATACATGATAAAATAATATCTTGATTTATATCTTGTAATAAATCTGATAAGATCCCATCTAGTTTTTCTATGAAGAATAATTGTGTTGGCATATTTTTTATTACAGTAATATAATCATTATCATCATCATATGAATCATCAGAATCATCAGAATCACTATCAGATTCATAAACATCTAATTTAAAATGTGATCCAATATTTTTATTAAACCATGCTTCACCTTTAAATGAATGATAATCTTCAGATATATCAAAATTATATTTTTCCATTATACCATTAACTGATCCGTAATATAAAGCAAAATTAGGTAATATATTATTTATAGTTAATTCTGAAGCAATATATGAAAAAAAAGTATCAATAAATGCTGTATTATTCATATTATTAATTTTTTCAAATGTATTTGCATTATAATTTGATGGAAGAAGTGGATTTCTATAGATATGATTATTATAGTTATTTTTAATAAAATATATTGGTTCTAATAATGGTATAATTTTACAAAATATATCTTTGTTATTGATACGACTTTCTTTAGAATCATAAATTTTGGCTTGCAACAAACAATTTGAATGATAATATTTATAATTAAGAATATCAGTTATTTCATGAATATAATATCTTCTATTAATATCTATACATTTATGTGATTTTTTTGTATTATATATATGAAAATATAATGAATATATTGGATTATATAGTTGAAGATTATTTATTCCTAATTTTTCAGAACAAGATGAAAAAAAATTCTTAATGAAAACTTTATCCCAAATATATTTAAAAATATGTAGATCAAACATCAGTTATAAGAAAATATTAGAATTATTTTATTAAATAAACTAATTAATCAGAATCATCATCAACTTCTTCATCATCAACTTCTTCATCATCAACTTCTTCATCATCAACTTCTTCGATTTTATTCTCAGATTGCTTTTCGATTTCTTCTTTAGATTTTTGAACAAGTTCTTCCATAGATAGTCCAGATTCAGCCATAGCATTAAGCATCGGACCATATTGACGACCTTCACGATTAAAGAAACTGATTACTTCTTTAGCTGTCTTTTCAGATAGAGTTACAATCTTATCAGGATTGAGTGTCTTATAAAGACACATCGCTTCGATGACATAATTAAATTGCTCTTTAGATAGACGATCAAACATTGTTTGGTATTTACAATTCTTAAATATTTAAATCAAATTTTTTTACATTTGTTTAAAAGTTGTCATTTAAAAATTTTATGTTATAATATATATGGAGATACAATTAAGAAAGTTTGATATGAGTGAGATTAAAGATGACAAAGTTGTTGTCTTAATAGGAAAAAGAGATACTGGTAAATCATTCTTATGTAAAGATATATTATTTCATCATAGAGACATACCTGTAGGACAAGTTATATCAGGAACAGAAGGTGCTAATCTATTTTATAGTAAAATGGTTCCTAAATTGTTTATTCATGGTGAGTTTAATAGTCAGATTGTTCAAAATATTCTAAAAAGACAAAAAATGTTGATTGATAAAATAAATCAAGGTCAAGGAAATATTGATCCTAGATCGTTTCTTATATTAGATGATTGTTTATATGATAATTCATGGGCAAAAGACAAGTTTATGAGATCAGTATTTATGAATGGTCGTCATTATAAATTATTATTTCTTTTGACGATGCAATTTGCTTTAGGTATTCCACCAAATTTAAGAACAAATATAGATTATGTATTTATTCTTAGAGAAAATTATGTAAGTAATAGAAAAAGATTATATGAACATTATGCTGGTATGTTTCCATCATTTGAGATGTTTTGTCAGATAATGGATCAATGTACAGAAAATTATGAATGTTTGGTCATAAATAATAATGCTAAATCGAATAAATTAACTGATCAAGTATTTTGGTATAAAGCAGAACCACATGACGACTTTAGAATTTGTTCACAACAAGCATGGGATTTTTCTGATAAAAATTGTTCAAATGAAGAAGTTCCTGAATATGAAAATAATAGTTATAAAAATAAAGTAGTTGTTAATAAAAATTTATATTAGAATATCTTTACATTGATTTAACTTTCTCAACAGCAGAATCAAGTGCTGATTTTAAAGCATGATATGATCTATCAGGTAACTCAATAACATAACTAGTTAATTCATTACCATTTTCTGATAAATGAGCTTTAAATGTGGGGAAACCAGTTATTTTTTGCTTATTTACTTCTTCTTTATCATGATCAGAGTTTACAATAGATGCTTTAACACCTACATCATTTACATTTGTATCATGATGATTATCTATAAATTTGTCCATTTCAGGTTTTGCTTTTTTAGAATGTCCACACCATGGAGCATAATACATTTTAAAATGAACTTCTTTATTTGATGAATTATTATTATTATTATTATTATTATTATTATTATTATTATTATTAGAAACGACACCTTTTTTGAAATCTTGAGGACCTGGACCCGGTATATAATTAATTACATCAGGTATTTTAGTTAATCCGAATGATTTAAGAACAGTAAAATCTTGTTGCATTGTTCTCGGAATAGTAGGTCCAAGAGGTTGATCGTTTGAAGCATATAATATTAATTCTTCATCATATCCGGATACATTAAATTTACCAGATCCTTTAATATCAGTAGGAACAAAATTACAAGATTTTTTTGCATCATTTGTAGGATTTTTTTGAGGATAAGAATTATCTCTTCCACAAGTACCATTAACTGTAGCAATTCCGTTAACAGGGGAATTACCTTCAATCATTTTTGAGAACATTTTAGTATTACAGTCAATTATAACAATTACAACTAATATCATTAAAAAAACAATTAACATTTCGTTACTCATTAAATTTTTATTAATCCACTTATTAACACCTTTAAAATCCATTTATAATATAATAAATATAATTTTTTTTTAAAAATGTAGTAGATCATTTAATTTCCAATATTCATATTTATTATTAATATATCTTTTTAAAATAAATGGTATTTTACAAGGTTTTTGTTTTAATTCTTGTAAAGCGATATCATAAACATTATTATAAATTTCTGGATTAGAAATTAATGGAGTTGATCCATTTTCTAATTGTTCACAACGTTTCGATAATATTTTAGTAAATTCGTATTTATTTAAATAAATGCTACTAATATTATTCTTTTTTAAAGTTTCATAATTTTTTCTAAAAATATTTTCATCTTCTATATTATCTAATATTAATTCAGTAGATGGTGTATCGTCTGCGTCTGATTCGGAATCAGATTCAGAATTATTAATTTCTTCTTCGGAGTATTCAAATTCTACGTCACTCATTATAAGTTATTATATAAAAAACTTTAAATTATAAATCAAATTTAATTATTAGTCCAGGACTGACCACAATGATTACAAGTATAAATATATTTCATATCTGATTTATTATATTTAATATAAAGAATATCTGATGGTAGTGGTGGTTCATTAACTATAGATTTACATTCAGAATTTGGACATTTAATATTTTCACTTTTAATATGTGGAAGTGTAATATCATAATTAAGAAATTTGTTATTATTTATACTTTCACTTAAATCAATATTATGATCATTATTATAAATAAGATTCCCTTTATATTCAATTTTATTCTGACATGATTTACAATAAAGATATAATTGAGGAATTTCTGTTTCTTTATCTAAATAAAGAAACATAGTATTATCACAATTATCGCAGAAATTAAAGATAGTTTCCATAATATAATATTTATAAATTAATTATTAAGTAATATCAAATTTATTTTTATTACAAAATTCTTCATATAATGTTTTAATAATATCTTTATCAAATCTATAGTTC